TGATAAAAGAAAACAACAAACAAGGAGTTTGAAATGGCTGAGGAAGAAACTATATTGACGGCGTCAGCGCCTGAAGTATCAAGTGATGAAAAGCAGTCCGACAGCTCACCTGAGACAATTGAGGCTTCAACGCCAACAGAGTCAGAGGCGAGTGCTGCTGCTAACAATGAAACAGAAGGAAATGCAGAAGAAACAGAGTCCGAGGTAGCAAGTGCGCCTGAGACTTATGAAGTATTCGAGTTACCTGAAAACTTTGATATGAACGAAGAGACCCTAGGTGATTACCACACGTTTGCGAAAGAGAATAACTTAACACAAGAACAAGCTCAACGTGGTGTGGACATGGTGGCCCAAATGAAACAGGCTGAAATGAACCAATGGGTAGAGCAGCAGAAGTCCTGGGTGGATGATGCGAAGAGCGATACGGAATTTGGCGGTGATAAGTTTGATCAAAGCATATCAGTCGCTGTGAAGGCTCGTGATTCTTTCGGAACCCCTGAGTTTAATGAAATGCTTGATAGTTCAGGACTGGGTAACCACCCTGAAATGATACGATTCTTGAATCGTGTCGGTAAGCAGATTAGTGAAGATGGCGTTGTTGTTGGAGGTTCCAGCATCAGCAACCAAACTCGTGAAGCTGTTCTTTATCCATCAATGCAAAACTAATAATAAAAATACTATAGGAGTATAACAATGGCAGTATTGTCAACTACAAATCCTACTTTGGCTGACGTAGCAAAGAGGTATGATGCAGATGGTAAGATTGATACTATCGTAGAGATGTTAGCTGAGACGAATGAAGTCTTAGAAGATATGACATTCCTCGAAGGTAATCTTCCAACTGGTCATAGAACAACAATCCGTTCAGGACTACCAAGTTCAACTTGGCGTAAACTGAACTATGGTGTTCAACCATCAAAGAGTACAACTGTTCAGGTGACTGATACGACTGGTATGCTTGAGGCTTATGCTGAAGTGGATAAGTCATTAGCTGACCTTAATGGTAACACAGGTGCTTTCCGTCTTTCAGAAGACAGAGCGTTCTTAGAGTCAATGAACCAAACAATGGCATCAACATTGTTCTATGGTGATACTGGTACAGACCCTGAAAAATTCATGGGACTATCAGCTCGCTACAGCTCAACAAGTGCTGAATCAGGTGATAACATTTTGCTTGGTGGCGGTTCAGGTGCAGATAACACATCTGTATGGTTAGTATGCTGGGGGCCTAATTCGCTTCATGGTATCTATCCTAAAGGTTCACAAGCTGGACTTAACCATCACGACTTAGGCGAAGTTACTTTGGAAGATGCTGCAAACGGCAAATACCAGGGTTACAGAACTCACTACAAGTGGGACGTTGGAATGACAGTTAGAGATTGGCGTTATGCTGTTCGTATCCCGAACATCGACATCTCTGCACTAACTAAAGATGCTTCAGGAGCTTCAGCTAACTTAGTTGATTTAATGGTTCAAGCAATCGAGTTACTTCCTAATACAAACCTAGGACGATGCGTATTCTACGGAAATCGCACTATCTCATCTATCCTTAGACGTCAAATTACTAACACGAGTAATGTGCGTTTATCTATGGACGAAGTAGCGGGCAAGCGTGTAATGAGTTTTGACGGAATCCCGTTCAGACGCAATGACGCTCTAACTAAAACTGAAGCACTAGTTTCTTAAAGGAGGATTTATGCTTATTGATTACAATCTACAAATGTCGAATGCTCAGTCCGTAACGGCTGATGCAGCTTCGACTAATATTATCGATTTGGGTTCTGATCGTGATATTGGCCCAGGGCAAGACATGAAAATTGTTGTTTCGTTTGACGTAGCTATGGGTGGGTCTAGTCCTACTCTAGCGGTTCAAGTTCAAACAGATGATAACTCTTCATTTAGCTCTGCAAGCACACTCTTAACATCAAGAACTATAGCTGCTGCTGCCATTGGTGACAGACTAGTTATAGGTCTACCTGATACAAACGAGCGTTACATGCGTTTGAATTATGATGTTGGTGGTACTAGCCCAACAATGACAGTTAGTTCGATGATTGTCATGGATGCACAGCAAGACCAGTCATACCCTAATAGCGCAAATGCGTAAATTTTAGGTGTGAACTCTAAGGAGCGGTAGGTCTTTTCTAACTTTTCAGCCTACTGCCCCTTAGTTTTAATTATGAACTAAGGAATTTAAATGGCAAGTGAAGTCGATATATGTAATTTAGCACTCTCTCATATTGGAGCAAGCGCTACTATTTCAAGTTTAACAGAGGCCTCAGAAGAAGCCTTTCATTGTAATTTACTTTATGCTGATGCTCGTGACGGCTTATTGCGTTCATTCCCCTGGGGATTTGCAACGCGTCATGTAGCACTTTCTGATGTTGGTACACCACCAGGTAACTGGGCTTATCGCTACAGTTATCCAAATGATTGTTTGTTTGCAAGGGAAATTCTTCAAACAAATCAAGTCGCTGGTAGTAACAACCCGATTGAGTATGAGATTGCACTAAGCGATACTCTAGACTCTAAGGTTATATTAACTGACCAGATTACAGCAACCCTAATTTATACAGCAAAGGTCACTAACACTCTAGTGTTTGAACCTATGTTTACTATTGCTCTAGCGTGGAAGATGGCAAGTGAAATTGCTATCCCAATTACTAGAGACGAAAAGAATATGAACAACGCGTATCAGATGTATCTTGCTACGCTAAGTGAGGCCAAAACATATAACGCTAACGAGTCTCATCTTGATAAAAGGAATGCTGAGGCAAGTTGGATAACAGGACGTAGCTAATGCCTGTATCGACAATGCAGCCTTCGTTCTCAGGTGGTGAGTTAGCGCCATCACTCCACGCTCGTGTTGACCTAGCAAAGTATGCTACTGGTTTAAAGACGTGTCGTAACTTTGTTGTACAAGCTCATGGTGGTGTTGCTAATCGTCCAGGCACTAAGTTTATTGCTGAAACAAAAAACTCAGCAAAGACAACAAGACTCATTCCATTTGAATTTAATACCACACAAACCTATGTTTTAGAGCTTGGGCATTTGACTATGCGAATTATTAAAGATGGTGGTCTTATATCTTTAGCTGCCAATCCTCCAGCGTATGCTGGAAGTAGGTCGTATGATATTACTGAAACAGATAGCAGCGATGTTAATTATCCTTTTGTGAGGCATAGTAATGTCAACTATATTTTGATCTCAGGGACTGGGCTGAATGTAACACCAGGAAGTAATGCTGCTATATGGCATCCACTAACTGGACTAATTATTGAAATTCCTACGCCGTATACAGACTCGCAGCTCCAAGACGTTAACTTTACTCAGTCTGCTGACATTATGACTTTGTGTCATCCATCACACCCAGTCCAAGAGCTTAAACGCTATTCACATTACGCTTGGGATTTAGTTGCAGTTTCATTTGGCACAGAGATGACTGCGCCTGGAAGCGTAGCATCAACAAGGCAAGAGTATGACTCCTCTTTAACAGAGACATCGTACTCGTATGTCGTAACCTCAGTTAAAACTGAAACAGGTGATGAGTCCGTTGCTTCAACGGCAACGTCAATATCAAATAATAACCTTAGTAATACAGTAACTAATACTATTACTTGGGGAGCTGTATCAGGTGCTGACAGTTATAACGTCTATAAGTCACGAGGCGGTATCTTCGGTTTTGTTGGAAGAGCTACTGGAACCACTTTTAAAGATGACAACATTGAATCAGACTCAAACGATTCACCCGCAATAGCAAGAACTTTATTTAATACAACTGGCGAATACCCAGCAACAGTTAACTACTATCAACAGCGCTTAGTCTTTGGTCAAACTACTAATGACCCACAAAAGATTTATATGTCACAGACAGGTAACTATCACAACTTTAATATCTCAGAGCCTTTAAGAGATAGTGACGCGGTGACCTTTACAATTGCTGCCTCCCAGGTTAATGAAGTAAGACATCTAGTGCCGTTAAGTGATCTAATTATTCTTACCTCAGGTGGTGAGTGGTTAATGACTGCTAATGACGGCGTAATCTCACCATCGTCTGTCCAGGTTAAACCGCAAGGTTATCGTGGTTCAGCAGATGCCCCGCCAATTGTAATTGGTAACACTATTATTCATTTACAAGCGAAAGGCGGAATCATTCGAGACCTGGCCTTTGCACTTGAATCGGACTCTTATACGGGTAACGACTTAACAGTCTTATCAAATCATCTATTTGCGGGAAAGACAGTCAAAGAATGGGCCTACGCACAAGCACCTCACTCTCTCGTTTGGGTTGTATTAAGTGATGGAACTTTGGCGGCCCTAACCTATTTAAGAGAGCATGAAGTGTGGGGTTGGTCAAGGCACGATACTGACGGCACTTATGAGTCTGTTTGTACAATTTCAGAAGGCGATGAAGACGCAACCTATTTTGTCGTTAATCG